CTCCCAATGAGGTCTGGAATGAATTTTATCAGACCAACGCGATCCGCCGGGCCTCGCCAAACTCTTTGCGGCTCCTCATGATGAAATCAAAACAGGTCAAAGTTGGCCGGTTCGGCGTTGACGCGTTCGGCGGTTATTACCGGAGCGACGCGCTTATGGACCACCAGGGCGAATGGGTAATCTACCGTTATGATCCTCAGGACATTTCTCAAATACATATATACAGCCTGCGAAATGAATATCTATGCCAGGCAGACAAGAAAAGTCGCACCGCCTGGAACGATGAAACCGCGTACCACGAGATAAAAAAGATCGAAAAGAAGCGGAAAACCGCAATCAAGACCCAGCGCGAGGCCGACCAAAAACTGGCAGACGTTGAGTTTGGCTACACCATGAAAGAGCCATCGGGCGAGAATCCAGACCAGGAGCAAAAAGTGGTGCGAATATCGCGGACGCCGTTTGACGCAGTGCATAAGCAAATCGAGGCTGAGCAGCAACCAGTGGCGGCCGCGGCCAATGCCGGCAATATCCACGAGCGGTATAGACAGTTACTTAATCAAAAAATAGCGCAAAGAAATCATGAAGATAAAAAAGAATATATTCCCGGCGGCGGATTTATGAAACTTACAATTTTTAACCGCAAAAATACAGACGACGAGGAGGAATAAATGAGCCTACAACCAGCGTTAAAACAGGATTTAAGCGGCAATAAAGGGGACGAAAAAGAACACTTAAAAGCGATCGGGAAATATGATGAGGATCTCCACCACCGCTTCATTTTATGGAAAGATCAGGCCGGCCACTCCCTTAAAACGATTGCCACCATGCTTAGCCGCAGCACCGCCGCGGTCTCGCAGTATATAAATTTAAAATTCGAAGGGAATCTGGCTGAATTTGAAAAAGACGTTGCCAGCCTCCTCCACCGGGAAGAAAACCTTGAATTTACCGCCGCCCCGGAAACCTTTATCAGCACAAATCCGGCCGTCCTTATCTGGGAATTACTTCAATATTGCGACCGGCACCAGTATATGGGAGTAGCCGTGGGCGAGTCCGGCATGGGAAAGACAACCACCTGCATCGAATATAAAAAGCAGAACCGCAGCACCCTCCTGGTGACAGCGGACATCACCACCCGATCAGTCGGGTCCATCTTGTATATTCTGAATCAAAAAATCGGGAAGGCTCATATTAGCACAAACGTAAAACTTCTCCACACTATGATAGACCAGCTTAAAAACTCCCGGCGGCTCATCATCATTGATGACGCCCACTTCCTTTTCTGGGAGGCATTTGAGGCGGTACGAAAAATCCATGACTGCGGCAGGGTGGGGATTGCATTAGTGGGGCAGGAAAGGCTGTATGAACAAATGAAGGGGAACACCAACAAGGCATATCTCTATGATCAGGTATTTTCACGGATCGCGGCGAAGCGGGATAATCTCCGGGTGGCAAAACCAGACATGCGGCCCATCACCGAACTTTTTTGCCGGGGCCTCGACAAAGAATGTATTAACTACCTCTACGAGCAAGCCCAGCGAAGGGGACACTTCCGCAAGGTGCGCATGATCCTTGAGCTGGCGACAGAGATGCACAAAGAATTTAACTCCCCGGTAGACATTAATTTATTGAGGCAGGCTAATGAATTTTTAATGAAGGCGGACAAAAATGAGTAAGCAAAAAGAAATGTTTCCCAAAGTGTGCGAGGAATGCGGGAAAGAAAAAAGCAAACTCATAAAGTGCCGGGGGAAGGAAGTCTGCCTCGGGTGCTGGTACAAAATTTTATTTGAGAAAAAAGGAGAAAACTCATGAAACCGCCCCTGAGCCAGGGAGACAAGGAATTTTTAAAACAGTGCATTTTAGCCGAGCTCACACATCACATCGGTATTGAAAAAGCGATCGGCATGGGAGAGCTGTATGAAATAGTGTTTAAAGAAGGGTGGCACCACCGGATCAACGACACCCGGTCGTTGCGCAGAATTATTACCGAGCTGCGCTGGGACGGAGTGCCGATCTGCTCAGTGCCTCTGCGGGACGGCGGCGGATATTATCTGGCCAGCGTAGGCTCGGAACTGGCCGATTTTCTGGAGAAAAAAAAGAAACGCGGGTTGAAAGAGCTGGCGCAGGCAGCAAAAATACAACGCGTGAGCCTGTCTGAGATGCTGGGCCAGATGGCGCTCAATCTGCGGGAGGGAGTGCAAAAATGACCCTGCATGATGGCCAGAAGTCAGGAGTCAGGAGCAGCACTGCGCGAGGAAATAGATGATCGGCTTAAATGGATCGGCGAAATGGCCGCTCGCGTAGATATGATCGAGGAAGAATTTGCGCAGCGGGTCGAGAAGATAAGAAACGAGTATCGTGAAGAATTAAACCCACTCCGGGAAAATCTTGAGCTTGAGGGGAAAAATCTCATCGTCTATCTTAAGCAAAACAAAGCGGAGTTATTTAACAAGGCCGAAAAGATCACCCTGCCCCACGGCATCGTGATACACACGACCGAGCCGAGGCTTACGCTCCCCAAGAACGCAGTGGAAAGCATTGAAAAATTAGGGTGGGACGAGGCGATTAAAATAGCCAAAAGCGTTGATCGGGAGATGGTGGAGAAATGGCCGATCGAGCGGATCATCGCCAATGGCGGGGATAAAAAGCCGAAGGAAAAGTTTGAGTATGAGCTGCGCGAAGCGCAAGGGTAAAGGGTTAAGGTTTAAGGGTTAGGGGAAAGATGAAAAAAGAAGATGCAAAGATAATACTCTGGGATGAAGCGTAAGGCTAAGGGGTAAAGGTTAAAGGGGAAAAATGAAAAAAACTTATTACCACAGAAGGGGGAAGTGAGGGGAAAATGGCAATAGAAATAACCTGCCCGCACTGCGGGGAAACAACCGAGTGGTATAACGCGAGTGCAATATTGGATTGTTGTCCGAAGTGCTTGAAGCCGCTGACAGATAAACCGAAGAAAGAAGAAACAGGCAAAGAGTAAAGCGTGAGGCGAAAGGAATGAGGAGCGAGGAAATAATGGATTTTAAAAAATATTTTACATGGATTGTTATCGCGGTGCTCGTGATTGTTGGCGGGCGGGCAGCATACGCCGATTATCAGACGATGCTCCGGCAAAAGGTAATCTCTCCCGGCTATTGGGAGCCAACCTGCATAGAACTTCGAAAGGCCATGCGCTTTCACGGCATCTTGTTTGCGAAAGAAGACGAAAATCACGAGTGGTATTTTATAAGGGAGGGGAAGAGGTGCCGGTTGTTTGCGTACTTAAACGTAAAGGGTAAAGCGTAAAGAGTAAAAGCGTTATGCAAAAAAGTAATAAACGACAAAAGACACTGATCCATATCGCTAAAGCTCAAATGGGGATTGACGATGCTACCTATCGTGAGATGCTGAGGAACCACTGCGGGGCGGAGAGTAGTAAAAACATCAGCTATCAGGCCGCCAACCGGTTGCTCATTCACCTGCAAAAATGCGGGTTTAAAATGCGGCCGAAATCCGGCCCAAAAAAATATGGCGACCTGGGCCTTCGTCCCGGCATGGCCACCCCTGCGCAACTCAGAAAAATTGAGGCCATGTGGGCTGAGGTTTGTAAGGCGCAGAATAAGCGCCAGGCGCTTCGGCATTTTCTGCTGAAGACGGTTCATGTGAGCGACATTCTTTTTTTGACCGCGGGCATGGCACACAACACGATTGAGGCAATTAAGGATATCAGGGATAGGAAATACGCAAGGGGCGAGGAATGAGGAACGAGGTGCGAGGAGTGAGGAGCGAGAAATACACGGACCCGATAGCGTGCCCGGTTTGCGGGAAGGTGCTCGGAGAGTGGGTGGAGGTAAAAGGCTCGGCTACCATACGGAAATGGTGTACAAGGTGTAAAGAGTATCGGTTTATTACAAAAAAAGCTTGATTGTTACGCAGGGATTAAGTAGTGCAGCTATATGGTTAATATGAAAATAAAAGATTTAATCGGACAAAACATTAGAGTTCAAATTAACGCCTCATCTGAACGAGAGTGGTTATCACCAGCGACCAAGGAAGGTATTGTAAATTTAATAGAAGACAGTGGGCTATCACTTGAAACAATTTTGCCACCCCTGTCGCGGCGGAAATTTGAAATTCCCAACTGGGGTACTATAACAATTTGTCGAAAACGTTAAAAAATAAAGGATTGACTTTGCTCGCGTAGAGAGCGAAAATAAAATTAAAAAACAGCGGCCAGAGCGCCCGAATAAAAAATCCCCCTTAATCCCCCTTTAGAAAAGGGGGAGAATAAGAGGATGAATCAACAGCGGCCAGTGCGCCCGATTCGTTCCGTGAAAACGGAATGGGTCGGGCGTTTTTGTTTTTGGGGTTTAACGATGCGCATTTACCTTTTTGTGAAAAACGATTGCCCGCTCTGTGCGCCGGCGAAAGGGCTTTATGAAGAGTTGGATAGAACACTACCGGGAGACACATTGCCGGCGCTGCTTAATGTTGACGAGGATCCGGGCGCGCTGGCTGAGTTTCAATTTCACGGGTTTTTGTCCGTGCCCACGATCGCGATTGTGGACGAGGATACGGACACGGTAGTGCATTCCTGGAGCGGCGGAAATTTGCCGGCAGCGGATGAGATTATTGAGTCCGCGAAGGCGGCGAAACGTAAAGAGTAAATCAGGAGGTAAACATGGCAAACGATAAAAAAACACTTGTGGATCGCATACCAGTTTGTCCGCACGGAACACGAGATAAAATGAGCGGTGAGCTTATCTTACAACTAACAAACATGGAGATAGTTTTAGGCCGATCGCTCATTTACAACTCCGGATTCCGCTGCGGGGAATGCAACAAAAAAGCAGGTGGCGTTAAAGACTCGTCACACCTGAGAGGAAAGGCAGTAGACATAAAATGTAACAATTCCGGAGAAAGATTTGCTCTGGTGAAAGCCGCCCTGGAACATGGCTTTAAACGAATCGGGATAGGAAAAACAATCGTCCACCTGGACGTGGACGGGTCGCTGCCCCAAAAGGTAGCCTGGTTATATTAACGAAAGGAGATAAATGACGCCGGAACAAATTGCGGCTCTGGCTGCGATAGCCAATCTACTGCGAGAAATTGCCGGGTGGCCGCTCGGAATGATGCTGCTATTTATTTTTATCGGTCCCTGGGTTTTTGCCTTTAGCCTCCTCTATGTCCAGAACAAACATTCCGAGGCGCGATTTGAGGAGGTGGTGACGATGTACGAAAACAACGCGACGTTGTCGGAACGATATGAGTCTGTGGCCAGAGATTTGCGGGAGGTGGTAATTATGAACACTCAGGCCATGACCAAAGCGTGTGACGCGATCAACTCTAACCAGTTCTGCCCGAGCGTCCGGCTGGTTAAGCAGGCAAAAGGGGTAATAGATGGTTAAAAAAAATAGGAGAGAAAATGAGTGAACGATTAATGTTGCAAGGCGCGTTGTCCGAGAAAAAACGCAGACAAATTGCAATCGCGACCAAGGCCGACGGCATCATCCGGGCGATAAAAATGATTGTGGAGCCCGGGGCGATACGACCATTTTCCGAATTAAAAACCGGCGAGGCCCGGCAATTAATTATTGAGCTCGACGATTTGCACGTCGAGTACATCCAACTACTTGACCAGATCGCGGAAATCAGACAGGAGCTGGGAGATGCCTAAAGTTCGCCAGCATAGCAGAATATCGGATGAGTTGCCCGCGGAGATCCGCGCCGAGGTCAACCGGCTTTTGATCGAGCCGGGAGTCACTTACGACGATATCCAGAAATTTCTGGCCGAAAAAGGTTATGACATTAGCCGCTCAGGCATCGGCCGGTATGGCAAAGGGTTTTTGGCGATATACCAAAAGCTGCGGATTGTCGAAGACAAGTCTAAAGCCCTGGTTTCTGAGGCTGGAGAAGGTCTGGTTTTAGAAGAGGCTGCGAGCAAGCTTTTTGTTCAGAAAATTATTGAATTGCAAATGGCGGACGACATCGACCTGAAGGACATCCCCCGCATTTTGAGCGATTTTGCAAAGCTCCAGTCCGCGTCGATTATGCGGGAACGCTTAAAAGGAGACTACGCGAAGAAGGCGGAGAAAGCGGCTGATGATGTGGTAAAGGTCATGAAAAAAGAAGGTCTGTCGGCAGAAAAAGCCGCCGAGATCCGGAAGAAAATTTTAGGGGTCGTCGGATAAAAAACAATGAACGAAACCAGAACAATAGATCAAGATTTTGACCAGGCACGGGAAGCTACCGGGGTGCTGTTGCCCTACCAGGCGCGCTGGGTAGCGGATCAATCGCCGGTGAAGGTGTTTGAGAAGTCGCGCCGGGTGGGCATTTCCTGGGCGGAAGCATCAGACGACACATTGTACGCCTCCGAAAAGGGCAACGGCGAAAAACGCAACGTCTGGTACATCGGCTATACCAAGGACATGGCGCTTGAATTTATTAATGACTGCGCCAACTGGGCGCGCGCGTATAACTTGGCGGCCTCTGAAATGGAGGAATACGACGAAGTTGAGCAGGAAGAATATGAGGGAGTGGTCCAGGAAAAGAAAATTTTGGCCTACCGGATTACCCTCGAGTCCGGCTGGCGGATCACGGCGCTCTCGAGCCGACCGAAAAACTTAAGAGGGAAGCAGGGCCGCGTGGTGATTGACGAAGCGGCGTTTCACGATGATGTGGCCGGACTGATCAAGGCCGCTCTGGCGCTGCTGATCTGGGGTGGTCAGGTGCGGATCATCTCCACTCATTTTGGGGACACGAATGAATTTAATTCGCTCATCCAGGATATCCGGGCCGGAAAAAAGAAATACAGCCTGCACCGGGTGGACTTTGATGACGCGCTGCGAGCCGGATTATATCAAAGAATTTGCGAAGTTCTGCGCCGGGAATGGTCTCCAGAGGCGGAGACAATTTGGCGGCAGGAGGTAATTGATCTCTACGGGGACGACGCGGATGAGGAGCTTTTCTGCATCCCCAGCCAGGGGAGCGGCACTTTTTTAACTCGTGCCTTAATTGAAACCTGCCTGAGCGCTGAAATCCCGGTTATCCGCTATGAACAGTCGAAAAGTTTTGCCGAGATCGCCGATCATCTCCGGTTCGCGGAAGTTAAAGACTGGTGCGAGGAAACGCTGGCACCGCTCCTGCAGGACCTTGATCCTAAGCGCGTGTCGTATTTCGGAGAGGACTTTGGACGGACCGGCGATCTCACCGTGATTATTCCTTTGTGTGAACAGCAAAACGCGAATTTCCGAGCGCCCTTTGTGGTGGAACTGAGAAACATGCCGTTTAAGCAGCAGGAGCAGATCCTTTTTTATATTGTCGATCGCTTGCCGCGTTTTCGTTATGGCGCTCTTGACGCGCGGGGAAACGGCCAGTATCTGGCCGAAGTGGCAATGCAGAAATACGGTGCACTCCGTATTGCCCAGGTCATGCTTTCTGATAATTGGTACCGGGACAATATGCCGCGGTACAAAGCGGCATTCGAAGACCGGAATATTCTGCTCCCCAAAGACGCTGACATCATTGAAGATCACCGGGCAATCAAGGTTATCCGGGGCGTTGCAAAACTCCCGGACGTGCGAGGAAAAGGCCAGGACAAAAAACAACGGCACGGAGATTCCGGGATCGCAGGGGCTCTGGCATGGTTTGCCACAACGGAACAGGAAGGATATCAGATCGAATTCGGGAGCACCCAGAAGCAGCGGGACAGTATGGCCGTAAACAGGTATTAATCACAAGAGGAACACATGGCTGAAGAACAAACCCAAAAGCCTGAAATAAACGAAATTGCCACCGCCAGAAAAGACATCGACATTTTCACGGGATGGATAAACCGGTTGGAGAATCCAGACCCGGTGCTGCGCACTGAAGCAAATGGAAAGGGGCTGAAACTCTACGATGAGATTGACCGGGACGGGCACGCGGGAAGCGTGCTTCAGACGCGGTATCTCTCGGTCGTGGGGAAAGAGTGGCTGATAAATCCTGCAGAAAGCGCATCCAAAAATAAAGGCAGGGGCCCGTCAGTCACCCAGGATCAAAAAATAGCCGACTTTGTGACGGCGGCTTTTTTAAAATGCAATTTTGACCAGGCACGGCAGGAGCTTCTCCAGGGGATACTTTATGGATTCTACCCTGGAGAGGTTATGTGGGACTATTCCGAGGGCCAGGTATGGATCAAAAAAATCAGGGCAAAACATCCCCGAAGATTTTCGTTTACGGATGACCGGGAACTACGGCTTTTAACTTCACAAAACATGATTGAAGGTGAGCCGGTTCCGGACCGGAAGTTTATTGTTTTTAGCTACGGAAGCTCTGATAACCCTTATGGAAAAGGTCTGGGGCAAAAATTATGGTGGCCGGTGTGGTTCAAAAAACACGGTATCAAATTCTGGGTTTTATTCTGTGAGAAATTCGGCTCACCTACCGCGGTAGGCAAATACCCGACCGGGACATTAAAAGCCGACCAGGACAAACTCCTGGCCGCGATTGACGCGATCCAGCAGGAAACCGGCGTGATCATCCCTGAAGGGATGACAATTGAGTTGTTGGAAGCGGCCCGGCAAAGTTCGGTGAATACCTACGAATCACTCTGCAACTATATGGATAAGCAGATGAGCAAGACCGTGCTGGGACAGACTGCGACCACCGAAGGCACTCCGGGAAAATTAGGCAATGAAGATTCCCAGGAAAATGTGCGCGACGACATCACCAAAGCGGACGCCGATTTTCTTTGTGAATGCCTCAACAACACCTTAATCCCCTGGCTGGTGGACTTTAACTTCCCCGGCGTTACCAAATACCCCAAGATATGGATCCGCACGGAAGAGGAGGGGGATCTCAAACCCTTGGCTGACCGGGACGTGATCTTAACGCGGGATATCGGCCTGCCGGTCGGAAAGCAGTATTTTTACGATACGTACAATATCCCTAAGCCGGAGGCAGGCGAGGAACTGGTAAGCCCGCAGTCATCAACCCCAAGATTGTTTTCTGAACATGCGGAAAAGGACATTTCGGAGATTCTTGACGGGGAAATGGAAAAAAAGCGGCAGGAGTTAATCAACGAGTATTTTAACCGGATAGCCGCAGTCACCGGAGATCACCGGGATCAAGCGCTCAATGAGATACAAAAAACGTTACTCGCTTCGTCGGGAATGACTGAGGCGGCTTTTACCGCCGCCGTTTATGGGACATTGAGCAAATATTACCAAAATTTAAAACAAGCGGATATCTCCGACGCGGTCAAAGGAATTTATGATTTTTACCGTCTCTCTGACAAATCAACCTGGCTGGGTAATGAACCGCCGGTAACTTTCTCGTTTACCCCGGTGGATCAGGGTGTGCTCGATGCTCTTCAAAATCTCGACAAATGGCATCTCTCTAAAATCATCGAGAATCAGGACATGCAGGGGCCGGTGATGAATTGGCTGAAAAACCAGTATCTCGAAAAGGGCGAAGGGCTGTTCGGCCGGGGAAGCCAGGCAGCGATTGACGGGTTCCGGAGCCAGTTTTCCGACCAGCTTGCCGGATTGGAAGACTGGCAGATACGGCGAATCATCGACACCTCAGTGACCCGGATGCGTTCGGTTGCCGACATCATGCAGGCAGACCAGGCGGGAATAGAAAAATTACGGGTTGTTGCCGCCATGACCGAACGGACGTGTGCGCGGTGTTCAGCCCTGAATGGCGCCGAGATAGAGGTGGCTGGTGCGCACAGCAACATGCTTAACCAGATTAAGCAGAACCCGGACTCGGGGGCATATTTGCAGATGCCTATGCCGCCGTTTCACCCGAACTGCCATTGCAGAACGGTGATGGTGGTTTAAGATCGTGAAACGTGAAACGTAAAAAGTGAAGAGCAAAAAATGGAATTTAAATTTCAATTAGATCCGAATCCCCGGGAGATCGCCCAGAAACTAAAAAAAGAGATTACGGACATCATCCCGGCCGGTCTTTTACGGGTAGCCGGAGCGGTCGAAGCAGCGGCGGTTGCCATTGTCCACCGTGTGACAAGCAACCTGGCTAATTCGATCCGCAAATATCTTACTGGCAGAAATTCGGCAATTGTGACCGCCACCGCGCCGTATGCGGCGTTTGTCCACGAAGGCACGGGCCTTTATGGGCCGCACCATCAGGCATTTGATATTCGTCCGAAAAACAAGAAGGCGCTGGCTTTTACCTGGATGGGAAAAAAGATCGTGGTGAAAAAAGTAACGGTAAAAGGACAGCGGCCGCAGAAGTTTTTTGAGCAGGCAGTTAAGAAAATTCAGCCCCGGTTTCAGGAGATTTTCCTGGGTGGGGCTAAATTCGATTAATGCGCAAAAATTAAGCGAGAAAGGAAAAAGGAGGTGAGTTTATGAAAGAAAAATGGATTGAGGTTTTTAAAACCGGCACGCACACCGATGCTGCCGGCAAAGTAAAAAACTGGACCGAAGAAGACTTAGATCAGATCGTACAAAAATATAATCCCGCGGAACACGAGGCGCCGATCGTGATCGGTCATCCGAAAGATAATGCTCCCGCGTTTGGATGGGTAGAAGGGCTTAAACGCGAGGGCAAAGTCCTGCTGGCAAAGCTCAAACAGGTTGTCCCGGAATTTGCCGACATGGTGAAAAAGGGACTTTTTAAAAAGCGCTCAATATCCCTTTATCCTGATTTAACGCTTCGGCATATCGGTTTTTTGGGAGCTATGCCGCCGGCAGTCAAAGGGCTGTCAGATATCGCCTTTAAGGAGGACGACGGAGCAATCGCGTATGAATTTGACGAATGGAAAGACCGGACCATCGGGGATATCTTCCGCCGTCTGCGGGAATGGCTGATTGAAAAATTCGACCAGGACACCGCCGATCGGATTGTGCCGGACTGGTCGATTGAGGACATTAAAACGCCACCTTCGGTGGAGGTGGCACAACCAACACTTTATAAGGAGGCAAACACAATGAACCTGAAAGAAAAGATAAAAAACATGGTTACCAAGGCGATTGACGATCTGCCGGATGATCTCGGTGATAACCCCACCGCTGGATCGGGGGCGCAAAACTACAGTGAGGCCGACGTTGAGAGAATCAAAAAAGAGGCCGGGGAAGCCGGAAAGAAAAAAGCCGCTCTCGAATTTGCCGAGAAGGAAAAGGCCGTCCGCCAGGAGACCCGGAAAAAAGAGATCAAGGAATTTTGCGAAGCCTACGTAAAGGACGGCAAGATTATTCCCGCCTGGATAAAAATGGGCATGCAGGAGTTTATGCAATCGCTCGACGGGGAAGAGGTGATTGAGTTTGCGGAGGGCAAAAAAGATTCACGGCTCGAATGGTTCAAGAAGTTTCTGGGCGAATTACCCAAGGTTATCAACTTCAAAGAGGTTGCCACAAGAGGCAATGACACGGGCGACGGCGACGATGCGGCGAAAAGGGAAAAGCTCATTGCAAACTACATGGAGAAAAACGACAACACAACCTACAAAGAGGCGGTTCTTGCAGTCGCCAAAGAGAACCCGGATCTGTTTAAAGACCGGTAAACAAACAAACCAATCAAGCAAAACAGGAGGCACATATCATGATAGGACAAACCACCACTTTAGAAAAAAGCGTAAAAGCCGGATCAGCCGTTACCGGATTCACCTTTGCAAAATTCGGCTCGGACGATGACACAATGATTCCGGCTGCGGCGGTTTCGGATGAAATCGACGGGGTATTCCAGCACGATGCCGATTCCGGCGCTGAGGTGCGGGTGATGCTCATTGGAGTTTCAAGGATCAAATATGGCGGCAACATCACTCGGGGAAACTTTCTTACCTCGGACGCATCAGGACAGGGTGTTGCCGCCGCCCCGGCAACGGGCGTTAACAATAATGTGGGGGGCAAAGCGATGATCTCCGGGGTCTCCGGCGATATCGGGTTCGTTCATTTATGCCCCGGGAGAATTCAGGGAGCGTAATTGAAGAACAAAACCAAAATTATAAACAACCTTATTTGAAAAGGAGAAAATACCATGCCGGAACCAAGAAACTTACACGTAGACGCGGTGCTTACCAGCCTTTCGATCAAGTACCGCAATGAGGCCATGATCTGGCGCGAAGTTATGCCGGTCGTGAAAGTAAATAAAAGGTCAGACAAATTTACCAAGTACAACAAGGCCGACAGCTATAAGCTTGTCGATGATAAGATCGGCCCCGCAAGCCTGCCCAATGAAGTGGATTGGGGAAAATCCGACGCCAATTATTCGGTCAAGGACCACGCGCTCGGCGACTGGCTCCCCCAGGAATCCATTGACAACGCCGACAGCCCGCTCCAGCCGGAAGTGGACACCAATGATTTTCTCAACCGTCTCCTCGACATTGCCCAGGAATCGCGGGTGGCGAGCAGTATCTTTGCCGCCGGGACGTATCCTGCCGGAAATAAAGTGCAGCTTTCCGGTACCGCTCAGTGGGGCGGAGATGCGGACAACCCGGTCCAGGACCTCCTTACCGCAATTGAGGACTGTTTTGTGCGGGCCAATACCCTTTTGATGGTAGCCGATGTATGGACAAAATTCAGGGCGCTTCCGGAAGTGCTCGACGCGGTAAAAGGATCAACCCGGTATCAGGGATCTCCGGGCGGGCTGGCCACTGTGGAAGAATGCAGAGGGCTGTTTGAGGTTGAAAACTGGCTGGTCGGCCGGGCGAGATATATCTCCAGCAAGGAAGGCCAGACCGAGGTCTATGGCCGGATCTGGGGCAAGCACTGCGCGGCGCTCTATGTCGAAAAAAATCCCGGCATAGACACCATTACATTCGGGATAAGTTTTGCGGAAATGCTCCGGCAGACTCAGAGGGAGTTTGATACTAAGCGCGGAGTAAAAGGCGCTCATTTTTTCAAAGTGGCCTGGAACTCGGACGAAAATATTATCGCCAGCGACCTGGGGTATTTTATACAGGACGCGGTTGCGTAATTTGTAGGGGCATGGCGCGCCATGCCCGGCTAAAGCAGGTGTGGAGCGAACCAGTACCACAATCAGACAAGGGAGGGCAAAAATGCCGAAATATATTGTACAGCACACCCCGGTACTACACGGGGAGGAAAAAGCCAAGATAGCAACCCGTTATGAGGTCGGCAAAGAAATTGAGCTGAGTGAAAAAGAGGCACAGAAGCTGGGCGATAATGTGGCGCTCACAAAAACTGATAAAAAGGAAAACAGTGAGACCGAAACCGGCAAAGAGAAAGAAAAGAAAAAACAGCAATAAAACAAAGGAACGCACATGGCCTATTGCACCGAAGCGGACATAATAAATCAGCTCCCCGAAGAAAAGCTCATCGAGCTGACTGATGATGATGGCGATGGAGTTGCCGACACCGGCGTGGTTGATAAGGCAATTACTGATGCGGACACCGAGATCGATGGCTATCTTTCCGGCCGTTATACTCTGCCGTTTTCGTCCGCGCCACCTATTCTCAATAAACTGTCGGTGGATATCGCAATCTGGAATCTCTATTCCCGCAAAAAAACCGTGCTCGATGAGGTGCGTGAGAAGCGGTACAACGCCGCGGTGGCCATGCTCAAATTAATAGCCAAAGGCGAGGTGAAACTTGGTGTTACTCCGGATCCAACCGGAGCAGAACAAAACATTAAAGCCAGCAGGGTAGCGGCCGACCGCACGTTTACGCTCGGCCGGCGCTCAACCAATGAACCCGGCAGTCTGGATAATTATTAAACGGGCGAATAATCATTCGCCCCTACAGGATTATGATGCCTACGATCACCGAGATAGAAGACGCGATTATAAACGAGCTGAAAGCCAAGCTTACCTACCTCCAAACCTGCAAATCGCTGGGGGAGGCTCTGACTCATGACGCCGCGGATCTCGCGGTGCGGGTCCCGGCCGCCTACGTTGTTTATGAGGGCGGGCGGTATGATCACGTTATGTCAGGCACACAGGACCACTTTATGAATTTCGCGGTTATTGTGGTGGCAAAAAATTTACGGGGTGAGGCAGAAGCACGGCGGGGACAGGGCGCAACAAAAGGAGCGTATGATCTGCTGGATGAAGTGCGCGCGGCCTTGAGTAATAACGCGGTTGGATTAGCCATCGATCCGCTTTTGCCTGTGGATGAAACCGCTATCGAGAACACCGAGAAGTCTGCGGCCTATGCGATCCGGTTTGCAACCCGGGTCCGGTTTACCCTTAACCCTTAAAACGTAACCTGTAGGGGCGAACGGCCGTTCGCCCCTACTATAAAAAGAGGAGATACAAATGGGACAAAAAGGCATGACCATTAACGTTCGGAAAGGGGGTCAGACCCTGATCCCGGCGCCCCCGGAACCGAAGGAAAAAACTAACGCGCAGACCTCTGCGCCTAAAAAGGAGAAATAACCATGTTGACCAGAAGAACTGTTATTCTCGTAAAAATAGAAAGCGAATACGGCACCGATCCCGTGCCCACTCCGGCGGCTAATGCCATTCTGGTTAAGGATGTGGATATTAAGCCCTCCGGTGAGCTGGCTGAGCGCGATTTTTTACGCTCGAGCCTTTCTCCCCTGCCCTTTGTTATGGGGATGAAAGAGGTGGATGTGTCGTTTGCCACTGAATTTAAAGGTTCCGGCACCCGGGGCGCTCTGCCGGCGTGGGGATGGGAAGGAGAACTGTTACGGGCATGCGGGATGGAGGAAACGGTTACCGCCACAACAAAAATCGAATACCTGCCGGTCAGTGAGGGCTTTGAATCCTGTACTCTGTATGTTTACAAGGATGGCATATTCCACAAAATTACCGGTTGCCGGGGCACTTTTACCATTAACGGCAGCGTCGGAAAATATCTGGGGGTTAAATGGGGCTTTAAGGGCATATACAATGCGCCGGTTGACGCTTCACCTGCCGCGCAGACCTTTTCCAGTGTTGTGCCTCCACTGCTTTTCAGCGCCGGGCTGGCGCTGGATGCGTATTCGCCTGTAGCTACTGCCATTGAAATCGCGGCAAATAATGATCTCGCAAAACGCACCGACCTGAACACTGTCACCGGCCTGAGAGAAATAATGATCACCGGAAGAAAACCGGGCGGAAGCCTTGATCCTGAAACGGTGACCGAAGCCTCGTATGCGTTCTGGAATAAATGGGGAAACGCTTCAGTCGCAGCGCTTAACATCGGCCCCATCGGGAGCACTTCGGGCAACATCATTACTATCACCGCTCCGAAGATGCAATATAAGGAAGTCGGTTACGGCGATCGGGAAGGTATTTTGACGTATCAGGTGCCGTTTCAGCTGGCGATGAATAGCGGAGACGACGAGCTAAAAATTACCATCACATAACCCGTAAGGGCGAATGGCCGTTCGCCCTTACGTAATCTAAACGAGGACATTATGAAAAGCTATCAGTTCAGCGGAAAAACATATCTCATGAAGCCCCTGGTGCTGGGGCAGATCAGGGCGCTGATGGAGATTCTGAAAACAGTAAAAATCGAGCGAGTTAATCCGACCACTATTGTTTTTGCCTTGGGGGAAAAACTCCATTACGCGCTTGCGGTTATTTTAATTGAAGAGGGACTGCCCATAAAAGACGCGATCGAAAAATACCGGGAGCGGGCCCTCGGAACTTGAATGCCTGATTTCACCTGAAGACGCTATGCAGGTGGTAGAGGATTTTTTCGAACTAACCCCGGTATCTTCGCTCGCAGAGAAGATGGCGGGGACAATAAAGAACCTCACTCAACAGATTTCGAAGACATCCTCTACTGTCTCGCAGACGGAGACCTCAGCAAACGGGAGTTAATTCTGTGGGAGGTCGAATGGCAGATTGCCCAAAAATGGGCACGGTTGGCGGATAAAGAAAAACGACAAAAAATCAACAGTGAACTGTGGAAAATGGAATTTTTAGCCCGGTTGCTGGGCGCCAAATGGAAAGCGCCCTATCTGAACGAACATCCCGGAAATAACGGGGCCATTGGCGGATACTGCGGAGGGAAAGATATTGATGAATGCCGTAAAACATTTGGTGAGCAGCTTACCGCAATATGCGCCAGTTGTCCGGAGTAATGAATCATGTCAAAAGAAAAAATCTCCATTGAAATAGTATGAATAACAACACCATCCAACTAACGCTCAAAGTAAAAGACGACGGATCCGTGGTCATTGACCAGGCCGCCGGAAAGATCGAGGCATTTGGGAAAAAGAATCAGCAGGCCGCACAGACTTCCGCATCAGCGTGGAGCAAGGTTAAATCTGCCTGGCTGGAAATAATCGGCGCGGTTTATGCGATGCAAAAGGCGTGGGACTATATGGACATGGCGGCAAAGGCGGAGCAGGCCGAGGTCGCGTTCAGGAATATCTCCGAGTCGCTTGGGGTAAACGCAGACGATATGGTCGCGAAGATGAAAAAAGCATCGAGAGAGACCATTGACGATTCGCATCTCATGCAAAAAGCTCTCAAGGCAATGGCGCAGGACGTTGACCCGAATAAAATTCCGCAAATATTTGATGCCGCCAGGGTCGGAGCGGTAAAAGCAGGCGAGGACATCGGAGAGGTCGCCGATCAGATCATTGACGCGATTGCCAACGAAATGCCGCGAGGACTGCGCAAGTTTGGCCTCATCACCAAAGAGCAGATGACTGTATTCAATAAAGCGGTTGCCTCGGGCGCGGAAGGCCTTGACCTATTGGATTTGGTATTAGCTAACGCATCACTGCAGGAAGCAAATCTGGCACTCCAATCCGATAATTCCGCTATTGCCATACAACGATTCAAGGCTCAGATTGACGAACTCAAAGA